TATAGTAGGAGATGTAGCTTACAATGCTCAAGGTGAAATTGTTGAGTATGACCAAGAATTGGTTAATACAAAACAAGCCGAACTTCAAGCAGACTATGATGCTAAAGAGTATCAACGTAAAAGAGCTACAGAATATCCAAGCATTGGAGATCAATTAGATTATATTTATCATCATGGTATTGATGCATGTAAAACAGATATGGTAGATCCTATTAAAAATAAATATCCAAAGGATAATACATAAATGATCATGAAACGTGCAACGCGGATGGAGGTATTAGATGGCAGGTTTAACAAAACTCAGAGCGTCTTCCATCAACTTAGCAGATGACTTTAATTTTACCGGTGATTTTACTGGTGAAGATTCTGGCGCGTTAACACTTCTTCAAACTCAAACGGCATCTGGTGTTAGTTCCATAGAATTTACCACAGGAATAGACAGTACTTATGATGAGTATTGGTTTGTATTAAATAATTTACACCCTGCAAATAATGATGTTACATTTCAATTTAATGGAAGTAGTGATGGTGGAAGTAATTATAATGTCACAAAAACTACAACTTTTTTTCAAGCATATCATTTAGAAAATGATGGTGGAACAGGATTAAGTTATCAAACAAGTAGTGATTTAGCACAAAGCACAAGTCCACAACATATAATGAGAAATATTAATAATACTGATGCTGATATGAGTGGTAGTGGTATTATAAAATTATACAATCCAAATTCTACAACTTATGTCAAACATTTTTTTGGAATGACAAACTATTATCATATTGGTGGTGCTACTGCTACTGGATATTTTGCAGGTTATTTCAACACCACATCAGTTATAAATGCAATTCAATTCACTGCTAACAGTGGAAACATTGATGACGGCACTATTCAACTATTTGGAGTTACACAATAATGGCATTAACTATTATTAAACCACGGGCCGTGGATCTCTCTGAAACATTTAATTTTACTGGAACGGTGACCGGGGATAATGTAGGTGGTGGAAGTTTAGTAAAAATATCTGAACAAACAGCATCAGCTAGTTCTTCTATTTCATTTACAGGAATTGATAGCACTTATAGAACTTATTATTTTAAGTTTATTAATATTCATGGTTCTTCTACAGCACAATTTAGATTTAATGCTTCTACTGATTCTGGTTCAAACTATAATGTTGCTAAAACAACAACTTACTTTGTAGCAAGACATGATGAAAATGGCAGTAATGGTCAAATAGGATATGATACAGGAAATGATTTAGCACAAGGAACAGGAGAACAATTATTGTCTGATAACTATGGGGCAGATAATGATGCCTCTCTGAGTGGTACATTGTGGTTATTTAATCCAAGTTCTACTACTTATGTCAAACATTTTTATAGTGATTGTCAATATTATCAAAGTGCTGTTCCACGAACAAATAGAACATTTATGGCAGGATATGGAAACACTACATCAGCAATCAACGCTATTAGATTTCAAATGTCATCTGGCAATATTGATGACGGAACAATAACAATGTATGGGATAGCATAATGGGATTAACAAAAGTACAAGCATCGGGATTAGATTTATCAGCTGATTGGAACTTTACAGGAACTGTTACAGGAACACCTGCTGGTGGTTCGATGACCTTAATCAAAACATTAACTGCATCATCAAGTAGTTCTTTATCTTTTGTGAATGGTAGTAATGATGTTGTTTTAGATAGCACCTATAAATCATATAAGTTTGTATTTAAAAATATTCATCCTGCTAATGATAGTGTTAGTTTTGATTTTAATGGTAGCGCAGATAGTGGTAGTAATTATAATGTCATTAAAACGACAACTTTATTTAGAACAAGTCATGATGAAGCTGATACATTTACTCAGTTTGGATATAATTCCAATGAGGATTTAGCACAATCTACAAGTTATCAGCATATAGTTTATGGTTTAGGTAATGACAATGACCAATGTGTTAGTGGTGAAATGTTTTTATTTAATCCTGCATCAACAACTTATGTTAAACATTTCATGTCTAACGCATCTAACTATTTTGCTAGTAATGGTGAAAATCAAATGTTTGTTGCAGGTTATTTTAATACTACATCAGCTATTAACGCAATAGATTTTAAAATGTCATCTGGCAATATTGATGATGGACAAATTAGTTTATATGGAATAAATTAAGGAGATAATTATGCCTAGATTTAAATTAGTAAATGGTCAAAGAATTCAGCTTACTGCTGAAGAAGAATCTCTTAGAGATGCTGAGGAAGCTGCATGGGCAGCAGGTGCTTTTGATAGAGCTTTAACAGAACTTAGAAATCAACGAAATAGACTACTATCTCAATCGGATTGGGTAGTATTACCGGATAGTCCTATTGCTGATAAGTCTTTATGGAATACCTATAGACAATCTCTTCGAGATATGACAGAAGGATTGACCACCGTTGAGGACGTGAATAACGTCGTTTGGCCAACTAAACCATAGATTTTTTCAAGAAAGGTGGTACATTAGGAAACCATGCCACTCTACAAAGTACAAATAGCTCCTGGTATTGATAAGCAGGACACCGAATATGGTGCCGAGGGCCGTTGGATTGATTCCGATAATATCCGTTTTCGATACGGCTTACCGGAAAAGATTGGCGGTTGGCAAAGTATTATTGGAACGACGCTCATTGGAGCGGCCAGAGACCAACATGCTTGGACTGATTTAGCCGGTGAAGGCTTTGATGCAATAGGTACCAATAGAAAATTATATGTTTATTATGATGGTGTGGCGTATGACGTCACTCCTCTTTCCACGACTATTCCGGCTGTCTTTACCTTTACATCCGGTACAACCATTGTTGATGTATTAGCCACGAGCCACGGTGCGGTGTTAGGGGACTGTGTGACGTTCTCCACGGTTTCGGGTGTGAATGTCGTGAACATTTCTAATACCACGATGGAAAATGAATTCGAGATTGTCGAAGTCACCGACACCAATAACATCAAAGTCGATGTTGCCGATTTAGGAGTCACTCCAGGGACAGTGACAGCCAGTGGTACAGCAGCGGGAGCTGCTTTTCAAATTAATGTCGGACCCGATGTATCCGCTTCCGGTTTAGGTTTTGGTGCCGGTGGTTGGGGTTTAGGGACTTGGTCATCACCGAGTCAATCCGTATCGGTGAACGATGTTCGTATTTGGCAACTGGATAACTTCGGGGAAGATTTAATTGCAACTGCTATTGGAGGTCGAACTTATTATTTAGATACGTCTGCTTTTAAAGCCGATACCACCACTCGTGCAACGGAATTAGCGAATGGACCGGATAGAAGTAATTATATGATTGTGTCCGCTCGTGATCGACACTTAATCTTTTTAGGAACCGAAACAACACCCGGTTCTTCCACTTCTTATGATCCGATGGCTGTTTTATTTGGTAGTCAAGAATCCTTAACAGATTTTACACCGACCGCGGTTAATACCGCAGGCTTTCAACGATTATCTTCTGGTAATGAAATTGTCACTGCTGTTCGAACTCGTGGTGATGTTTTAATTTTAACGGATAACTCGGCTCACTCCATGCAATATGTGGGTCCTCCGTATACTTTCTCCTTTAACCAGATTGGCTCGAACTGTGGTGCAACAGGTCCTCATGTGGCCGTCGAAGCAGAAAACGTCGTGTATTGGATGTCCGATGAAACTTTCTTCCTCTTTGATGGTACCGTGAAAGAATTACCTTGTAGTGTGCAAGATTTTATTTTTGATGACTTTAACTTTTCTCAACGAACCTCGAACTTTGCTGGGGTGGACTTGAAACACGGAGAGATTAACTGGTTTTATGCTTCGGCTAATTCTACCTATATTAATCGATTAGTGACCTATAGTTACAAAGAAAAAGTATGGACGATTGGAAGTTTAGCAAGAACAACGTGGAAAGGGGCAGATGTTTTTGAGTATCCTCTCGCAACACGTTATTCTCCTAATTCCACGGTAACCGCAACACCGACCGTTATTGGTGTGACGGAAGGTCGAAGTAATTTATATAACCATGAGATTGGAACGAACGCGGACGGTGAAGCGATGACCGCGTATGTGGAGTCCGGTGATATTGATATCGCGGACGGTGAAGATATTACTTTTATTAAAAGATATATTCCTGATTTTAAAAACCAACAAGGTGCTTTAACGATGACTTTTAAAGTGAGACAGTATCCCGGTTCTTCTCAAGTGACCGCATCGACCGCCACGGTGTATTCGACGACCACGAAGATTGATACCAGAGTTCGTGGACGACAGGTTGGAATTAGAATAGAATCCAATTCAACGAATAATGTTTGGCGCTTTGGTACTTTACGTGTCGACGGACAGCCGGACGG